AGTGCAGACCCTGCAAGTAAGGGTGCGTGTACCAGCGTCAACATTGAGTGCATTTGGTACACCACTAAAGGCATGGGGGTGCAGATTTTTTGCGATGCAAGCACCAATGTTCTTGCATGGGAGCTAATTGCCGATTATGGCGATACGCTGGACTTCTCTGAATTTGTAGGTCTACCCAATAATGCCGCCGCTGGTGGCAAGACAGGGGACGTTCTTTTCACCACTACAGGCGCCAGTGATACTGATACTTACTCTGTTGTTCTGAAGTTGAAGAAGAATTACGGCTGATGAGACAGTATTATAAGTCGGGCGGTAAAACCAAAAAAAAAGCTAAGTCTCGCGTTAACGAGGCTGGTAATTACACAAAGCCCGGAATGCGTAAGCGTATATTCAATCGAATAAAAGCTGGCAGTAAGGGTGGTAAACCGGGGCAATGGTCTGCGCGTAAGGCGCAAATGACTGCCGCCGCGTACAAAAAAGCTGGGGGAGGATACAAAGACTGATGGCCCTCAAGAAGTCGCAAAAGTCCCTAAAGAACTGGACTAAGCAGAAGTGGCGCACTAAGTCTGGCAAGCCCAGCACCCAAGGCAAAAAGGCCACGGGGGAGCGTTACCTTCCTGAGAAAGCCATCAAGTCTTTATCCGACAAGGAATATGCCGCGACTACGCGGAAAAAACGCGCAGATACCAAGAAAGGCAAGCAACATTCAAAGCAACCCAAAAAGGTTGCCAAGAAAACGTCGAGGCATCGAAAGTAATGCGTATGTATTACAAGTCGGGCGGCAAGGTCAGCAAAAAGTCCATGTCGTGCAACAAGCCAAAGCGAACGCCCAGCCACTCCAAAAAGAAGTTTGTGGTCAAAGCGTGTGAGGATGGTAAAGAAAAAATCATCCGCTATGGCGACAAGAATATGAAGATCAAGAAGAGCCAGCCTAAAAGGCGTAAGTCGTTTCGTGCCAGACACAAGTGCGATTCTAACCCGCCTAATAAGCTGACACCCCGTTACTGGTCTTGCAAGAATTGGTGATGATATGCCTATAAGCAGAGCGCAGATGGGCAAGCAGATTAAGAATGCACCCAGATCAAAGAAACCCAAAGCGGCCAAATGCAGGAACGGTTTGGCCCGTAAAGGCAGGACTAGAGGAAGGAAGGTCTAATGGCGACTAGCGGAACAACAGCCTTTACTCTTGACCTGTCAGATATATTTGAAGAGGCGTTTGAGCGAGCAGGTTCTGAGCTTAGAAGCGGATACGACTACCGGACGGCACGGCGCAGTCTGGATTTGTTAATGCTGGAATGGCAGAACCGTGGTCTTAACTTGTGGACAGTAAGGGATGCTACCCAGACTCTGACCGCAGGCACCTCGTCATACGACCTGACCTCGGAAAAACAAGACATCATAGAGGGGCTGTTGCGAACTGACGCAGGAGATACCTCTAAGCAGTCTGACCTGACTATGCAGAGAATTTCGGTGAGCCAGTACGCCCACCAGACAAACAAGCTAACACAGGGCAGGCCGCTACAGTATTACGTTGAGCGCAAGCCAGCAGGGTTGACGTTGCACTTTTGGCCCGTGCCAGACGCAACAACCACCTACACGTTTGCGTACTACTACCTAGACAGGATAGAAGACAGCGGAAAGCCAGCGTCCAACAACATGGATGTGCCAGCGCGGTATTTACCGTGTATGGTAGCTGGGCTGGCCTATTACATAGCGAGCAAGAAGCCTGAGTCGATACCAATAGCACCGGCACTGAAAGAGGTGTACGAAGAGCAGTGGAATCTGGCGGCAGACGCATCCAGAGAGAAGGCATCGCTGTATATGGCACCCGGTGGATATAACAATTTATGAGCAGTTACGCAAAGGGATCGAAAGCCTTTGGCTTTTGTGATCGGACAGGGTTTAGATACCCTCTGCGTGACTTGGTTAGGCAGATTGAGGATGGTCGATGGAACGGACTGCTGGTAGGCAGAGACGTTGTAGATCAAGATCAACCACAGTTGAAGCTAGGAGATGTCAATGCAAGCGACCCGCAAGCGTTACGATTTCCGCGACCTGATGACAGCCTTACTGAAAGTCGCGCACTGTCTGCGTTTGATCCTGTCGGGGGAGGCAATACGGCTCTTGGAAGCCAGACTGTCGGCCTTGATATGGCAGGTGCTGTTGGGCGCGTAACCGTGGAGACATCTTAATGGCGTTTACTTTTACGACTCTCAAGCAGGCTATTCAAGACTATACGGAGTCAAACGAAACAACTTTTGTTAATAATCTGACAACGATTATTACGCAGGCAGAGGACAAGATTCTTAAAGCCGTGCAACTGCCTGACTTCCGCAAGAATGTTTCAGGGTCTGTGGCAAGCGGTAACCAGTACCTCATCATGCCTACAGACTTTTTGACACCTTACTCGCTAGCCATCGAAAACTCTGGCTTTGAGTATCTGATGTTTAAAGATGTAAACTTTATACGTCAGGCGTACCCGCTAACAGGAACACAGGGAGCGCCCAAGTACTACGGCATCTTTAGCCGCACCGCGTTTATTCTCGGCCCCACACCCAATTCTGCTTATGACGCAGAACTGCACTATTTTCACAAGCCCACCTCAATTACCGCATCTGTAGACGGCACAAGCTGGCTTGGCACCAATGCAGAGTCTACGCTTCTGTATGGCTGTCTTGTTGAGGCGTACACCTTTTTAAAGGGTGACCCCGACCTGATGCAGATGTATACCCAAAGGTATATGGAGGCACTGGCTAATCTGGAGCAGTTGGGCGAGGGCTACAGCACAACAGACAGCTATAGATCGGGTGAAGTAAGGAAAGCCAGAGCATGATTGGTGTTAGCGGTGGCTTTGAGGTGGGTAGCGTTAGTGTACACACCACACAGAACAGGGGGTTTACCCCAGAGGAGATTGCTGAGAGGTGTTTAGATAAGATCGTCTCGGTAGCTGATACTGCGTTGCCAGAGGTACAGGCACAGGCGCAGGCATTCAAGGATCACATTAGAGCGGTTCTTGTTTTCTACATGAAAGAGGCCGCAAACAGCGACCGAACCACAGTGTATAACGCCCTTCTTGATGCAGGGCAAAAAGATTTAGCCGAACTTATCAGGAGAATGTGATATGGCTTTTAGCGGAAACTTCATGTGTTCATCCTTTAAGCAGGAACTGCTTGTTGGCGCTCACAATTTTACAAACGGTGCTCACACGTTCAAGCTGGCGATGTATACCAATTCAGCCAGTTTTGATGCGGCAACTACTGCATATACAACGGGCAATGAAATTAGTGGAACAGGTTACTCAGCAGGCGGTGGAACACTGACCAATGTGACCCCAACCCTGTCTGGAACCACAGCCCTCACGGATTTTGTCGACCTCACGTTCTCCAGCAGTACGCTAACGGCGCGTGGAGCACTTATATACAATACTACAACTAGCGGTGGCTCTGGTACTACAGATACCGTTTTAGTGTTGGATTTTGGCTCTGACAAGTCGTCCAGTGCTGGTGACTTCACTATTGTGTTTCCCACACCGGATGCCTCTAACGCCATTATCAGGATTGCCTAGTCATGGCCTTGGTCGTAGCGGATCGCGTAAAAGAAACCACGACAACAACGGGCACTGGAGCAGTTTCTCTTGGTGGTGCGGAGCCTAACTTTCGTACCTTTGCTTCTGTTTTGTCTAATGCCGACACAACCTATTACGCGATTGTCGACAACAACAACCTTGCTTTTGAGGTTGGTCTTGGCACGTATGCTAGTAGCGGTAACACGATAACCCGTACAACGGTGCTGTCGAGTTCCAATAGCAACAGTGCAGTTAACTTTTCCGCAGGAACCAAGGATGTCATCCTGACATATCCTGCTGACAAGTCAGTATTTGAAGACGCAGATGGCATAGTGTCGATTGAGAACCTTCAGATCAACACCAATGCGATTAAATCCACAGACACCAACGGTAATATACAGCTGTTTCCAAATGGAACCGGCTTTACCGAGCTATACGGTAATACCAATGCTGGTGCCATTAGGTTTAACTGTGAGTCCAACTCTCACGGCGTAACGCTAAAAGGGCCACCGCATAGCGCCTCTGCAACCTACAGCCTAGAGCTTCCTAATGCAGACGGAACAAGCGGTCAGGCTTTATTGACCGATGGTTCTGGTAAGTTGTCATTTGGAGCCGCAGGCATCAACACAGGCAAAGCCATTGCGATGGCTATTGTATTTGGATAGGAGATAGAAAATGGCCGCACCAAACATTGTCAATGTCGCCACGATTACAGGCAAGTCCGCAGTGGTGAGCTTGACCGACACTAACGCCACTGCTGTGGTGTCTAATGCCGCAAGCTCTAGCAAGGTGTTTAAGATAAATAGCCTTACTGTCGCAAATGTAGACGGTTCTGTGGCGGCGGACATTACAGTCAGTTACTACAGCCAAGACGACATTGGCGGGACAGCCACAGAGATTGTCAAAACGGTTTCTGTGCCGCAGGACTCAACGCTTGTAGTGATCGACAAGAATACCTCTCTGTACCTAGAGGAAGATCGGAGCATTGGAGCGCAAGCCAGTGCCGCAAACGATCTCAAGGTCTTTGTTAGTTACGAAGAAATAAGCTGAGCCTGAGCCATGAGGTTTATTGGTAAAGACCCCAACATTATTGATGCCTTTTACACCGCTACTGCATCAGGGGCGTTGTCCAACGGTAACAAAGTCATTGTAAACAGTGACGGCACGGTTAGTGTTGTTGGTGAGACTGCTGGTGATCCTTCAGCCGGTACGCCCGTAGTATATGAAACTGGTTA